GCATCCCTACTTGTACATGAAGCTGTACATGTTGTGCAGGAATACTTCAGATACATTGGTGAAGAAACACCAAGCATCGAGTTCCAAGCATATTCCATACAGGAAGTGGCTGGTCAATTGATGTACGCATATTCGGATAAACTATTTAAGGAGAAATGATAATGGATAAGCAACCTCATAAGCACTGTACTTATATTAAAGCATGGGCAGATGGTGAGCTTATTGAAGAGTGGTCCAGCATGTATAAGGTGTGGGTTCTTAATTACTTTCCCGAGTGGAAAGACTGGTACACTTACAGAATTCGTGACAAGGAAAATGGTGTATGTGGTTTAGATCATGACCCTTCTGACATGCCCGGTCACAGGGGTTGAGCATGGATTGGATTTATGATATTGAGACATACCCCAACTGCTTCACCTTCACAGCCATCTGTGCAGACAACTCGCGTACTCATGTGTATGAATGCTCATCACGAAAGAATGATGTGTCGCAGCTGTTTGATTTCTTAGACATGTTGCATAAGAAGAAGGATAGGATGGTGGGCTTCAACAACAAAGGCTTTGACTATCCAGTGCTGCATGCTTTACTTGAGGTGAGGGCTAAGGCTGTCACAGTGTCAGGCAAGGCTGTTGCCAAGAAAGCATACAAGGTTGCACAAGACCTCATTTCTGTACAAGCTGAGCATAACAACACCCGCTTGAAGGAGTATGTCAAGCAGGTTGATCTGTTCAAGATTCATCACTTCGACAACAAGGCACGAGCCACTAGTCTGAAGATGATTGAATTTAATATGAAGTCTGACAGCATTGAAGACTTGCCATTCCCTGTTGGCACTGAGCTTAGCGACAGCGAGATTGATGTGTTGCTTCTGTACAACATGCATGATGTCGTCAAGACGCTCGACTTCTTTAACATCTCATTGCATCTCATCCGCTTTCGTGATGAGTTGTCAAAGAAATACAAGCGCGACTTCACCAATCACAATGACACTAAGATTGGTAAAGACTACTTCATCATGCAGCTTGAGAAGACAATGCCAGACTCATGCTACAAGGCTGACAGCACAGGCAAGAAGGTGATCAATCAAACTAAGCGACCAGCAATTGCCATTAAGGATTGCTTGTTCAACTACTACGACTTCCAGCGTCCAGAGTTTCAGGCAATCTTTGATTGGTTTAAGAAGCAGACCATCACCGAAACAAAAGGTGTGTTCTCTGATATCACTGAAGACAAGCTTGAGCGTGTAGCCATGTTCGCTGATATGAACATTGCGCGTAAGAAGTTTAAGGGATTGCCAATTGATGAAGAGCTTGCAGCATTCAAGGCTGCTTACCCTGCTGGTTGGATTGATACAGTGGAGTTGAAGGCCAAGAAGAAAGGCCAGCCTACTTACTCATACTGGTACTGCTGGCATGAGGCTGAGACATTGAATGTCATGGTTGATGGATTTCGTTTTGACTTCGGCACTGGTGGTATTCACGGCAGCGTGTCATCCTCCATCGTAGTTGAGAGCGATACTCATCAGCTTGTTGATGCTGATGTTAGCTCCATGTATCCGAACATTGCCATTGCCAACAGAGTCTATCCAGAACACCTCACTGACAGGTTCTGTGACATCTACAAGGATGTGTACGAGCAGCGTAAGAGCTACCCCAAGGCAAGCGCTGAGAACGCCATGCTGAAGCTGGCATTGAATGGTGTGTATGGTGACAGCAACAACCAGTACAGCCCCTTCTATGACCCGCAATACACCATGACCATCACCATCAACGGGCAGCTAAGCCTGTGCCTGTTGGCTGAGAAGCTGCTGACAATTGATGGCTTGTCGCTGGTGCAAGTCAACACCGATGGTGTCACTGTGTTGTGTCCACGCAACATGATGGACAAATACAACGCTATCTGTGAAGCATGGCAGGAGCAGGTTGGGTTGCAGCTTGAGTACGCTCACTATTCCAAGATGATTATCCGTGATGTGAATAACTACCTTGCCTTCTACACTGATGGTAAAGTTAAACGCAAAGGGGCATATCAATATGAGGGATTGGGCTGGCATCAAAATCAGGGTGGCTTAGTCATCCCTATGGCAGCTGAAGCAGCGATGTTGAAGGGTGTATCTGTCAGAGACTTTGTACAAAATCACAACAACCATTGGGACTTCTTACTGAGAACAAAGGTTCCACGCAGTAGCAAGCTGATGCTGGTGATGGAAGATGGCACTGAAATACAACAGCAAAACATTTGTCGCTACTACGCTTGCAAGACAGGGGGTAAGCTGGTTAAAATCATGCCACCACTTGTTGAAGGTGATGAAGATAGGCGGTTGTCAATTGACAGCAACTGGAATGTGAAGACTTGCAATAAGATGGAAGACTTCGCATACGATATCGACTATGATTATTACATTGCAGAAGCTGAGAAGCTTGTTGTACAATAGGTTTTCTTCTTTAGTAAAAGAAGCGGCATAGGTAGCCTCGTTAGCGCTACTGTTTTTAAAAAGGAAACGATATGACTGAAGAAGTTAAGGCTATCAAGATCAAAGCAGATGTGTTCTGGTGTCAGCATGACAAGGTTAACGACATGAGTGGCAAGTTCCAACTCAACCTGTGCAATCTTTCTGATGCGGCTGTTGCTGCATTTGAAGACATGGGTATCAGTGTGCAGATCGGTGAAGATAAGAAAGCCGACATGGGTAAATACATCACATGTAAATCTGAGAAGCCTATTCGGGTATACGATACAGATGGTGATGAGTTGGCTGCTGGCGTACAGATTGGCAATGGCAGCAAAGCCAAAGCCCTTGTTGGTTCGTATGATTGGACATACAAGAACAAGAAGGGTGTTAGCCCTGCGCTGCGTAAGCTTGTCATCACTGACCTTGTGGAGTATGCCGCTGCTGGTGGCAATCTTGATGATGATGACATCCTGTAATCTTTACAGGTATGACAACAGCACTGATCGACAGTGACATTGTTGCCTATCGTATAGCATTCGCATGTCAGGATGAAACTGAAATAGTTGCCAAGTATAGACTTGATGGCTACCTCAATGACATTCTTGCATGTGGTGTTGACAACACATACCCTGATTGCTTTGTAGATAGTTGGCAATTGTTTCTTACTGGAAAGAATAACTTCCGGTATGACATTGCAACAACAGCTGTCTACAAGGGAAATAGGACCGCCCCAAAACCTGACCATTTGCAAGCACTTCGTGAGCATATGATAAAGGAATGGGGCGCTAGTGTTTCTGACGGGCAAGAAGCGGATGATGATGTTGCTATAGCTGGCACTACACTAGGTGAAGGCTGCATCATGGTGTCATTGGATAAGGACATTGATCAAGTGGCAGGGTGGCACTACAACTTCGTAAAGAAGAAAGGCTACTATGTCTCTGAAGCAGAGGGCTTATTCAAACTATACTGTCAGATATTGACAGGAGACACAGCAGATAACATCATTGGCATCAAAGGCATTGGCCCTGTAAAGGCCAGCAAGATACTTGAAGATAGCACTGATGAATATGATATGTACTGTCGTTGTGTTGAAGCATATGATGGTAATGAAGATCGTGTAATTGAGAATGCTCGGTTACTTTATTTACGCAGAACAAAGGACGAACCCTTATGGACTCCACCACTTCAGACGAATCCCTCCGACCAAACGATGTAGCAATGGTGCTGCGTCCTATCATCACAGAAGGTGAAGATTGGGATGGCAACTTTGAAATACTCATCACTGGTGTTGGCCCAACAACAATGCATGAAGATAACATTCGTGAGTTGATTAGTATGGCTATGCTGGTAGCCACTACCATCCCTATGATGGAGAAGGATGTTGATCTGACTGAGAAGATTATGATCGAGTGTGCTAAGCTTTATGGCGAAGCTGATGATATTGATATCCAGAAGATGACAGTCAACGACAATGGTGCGCTGCTCACTATCAATAGCAAAACTATTGGGGGTATGCAATGACCTGTGATGGATGTTTCTATTTCAATCAAGAGAAGCAGCAAGAGCCTTGCTACAACTGTCATAGCTATTGCAACTGGGTAGCTAAAGACTTCTTAAAAAGTGTGCCTGATACACCCATGAAGACAGCATGGTATGTTAAACCAAACTCAGGTAGTGCTATGAAGACCGGCGTTAAGTTTGATCAGGAGAAACCTCAGTGGACACTAGTGCCATTCAAAGCCTTTGATCATGTGGTGGAGGTGCTGACTATCGGTGCTAAGAAGTATGCTCCTGACAATTGGAAGAAGGTTCCTAACGCACGGCAGCGCTACATTGATGCAGCCTTTCGTCACATGTCAGCGTATGCTGGTGGTGAGAAGCTTGATGCTGAGACAGGTAAGAATCATTTGGCACACGCTGTGTGTTGCTTGTTGTTCTTGTTGGCGTTTGATCTAGATAGTTCTTTGGAGAAAGACAATGGTTAAAGTTACTGTCACTGTTGAGTTTCATGTAGATGTAGATGATCTTGGTGCTGCTTATAGCAATGAAGATTATTTGATTGAAGAACTTAAAGAGCAGGTGTCGTATGGTTTGTATCGGTTCGATGCCCAAGACATTTCATTTACCCGTGTTGATATTGAAGGACTATGATATGGAAAGTATTGTTATTCGATTGGCAGCTAATGGCTTCATCGTTAGTTACATGGGCGATGAAGGCGCTAACTACTGCCAGCAAGACTACATTGCATATGACATTACAGATGCGTGTGAAGTTGTTCGTGACATCCTACGGGCAGAGACACACAATGTTGACATGTCTCATGTTGTAACCGACACTGTACCAGATGCATAACTCTGGTGAGTGGACAGATGCGAAGTTCCGAAGCTTCATCACTTCGGCGCTTCGTGCTGCCTCAAGACGCTGGCCTCCTAAGTACAAGGCTTTGAAAGAAGCCCTTGTTGGCAGGAAGGTGAATGCAAAGACTGGTAAGATTGCGATGCACTACAAGTGCGTTACCTGCGAAGGCATCTTCATTGCTGCTGATGTACAGGTAGATCACATCCATCCTGTCGTAGACCCTAAGAAGGGCTTCGTTAGTTGGGATGTGTACATCACTAGGATGTTCTGTGAGATTGATGGACTACAGGTGATGTGTAAGCCATGTCACAAAGAGAAAACTACACAAGAGAAACTTGAGAGGAAAAAGAAATGAACTTCTTGCCACTGCTTTCGCTGCTATTCATAGCACTTAAATTAACAAACTACATTGACTGGAGTTGGTGGTTGGTGACGGCTCCACTGTATATACCAGCAATTATTGTTGTAGCTGTATGGTGCATTGCATCTTTTGCAGGAGCTAAGGTTCGTGTAAGGAATACAAAATGAACTACCACTCGCGTAAGTTTCTGAACAGTAAGCAAGGCATTGCTGCCATTGAATGCTCTGCTGAGATGTCAACAACTTGGTCCAATGTTCATGTCAAGATTGCTGACTGCAATAAATCAGTGTCTCTTGACTTTGACTTCAGTGGCATGAAAGCATACAAAGAGAAACGAGCTAAGCTTCTTCTCATCATCAATGAGCTTCAAGAATTGCGTATGGCAATTGATAACAAGATGCAAGACCCTGAGTTTAGGAAAGGTATGAAATGAGCTTCATTAAATATCAACACATTGAAAAGTTTGGCAACACAGAAGTAGAGGGTATTGAGGTTGGTACATGCTATGTGTTTCCAAAGCTTGATGGCACTAACGCTAGCGTGTGGATACATGACGGCAAGATGTGTGCTGGCAGTAGGAATCGTGAGTTGTCATTGGACGCAGACAACGCTGGCTTCATGAGAGACATTATGAATGACAATGATGTTGTTCCATTTATGTTTAGCAATCCTCATCTTGTGCTGTATGGTGAGTGGCTTGTTCCGCATACGATCAAGACATACGCTGATGACGCATGGCGTAAGTTCTATGTGTTTGATGTATGTGACAAGATTAAGGAAAGGCTGCTGAGTTTTGACGAATACGTCAAGGACTTGGAAGCTGCTGGCATCAACTACCTTGCACCACTTCGCATCATCAAGAACGGAAGCATTGATCATTTCACTGAGTGTCTTGAGCAGAACATCTTCATGATCAAGGATGGTGCTGGTATTGGTGAAGGCATCGTCATCAAGAACTACGACTATCAGAACAAGTATGGTCGGCAGACATGGGCGAAGATCATCACCAATGAATTCAAAGAGAAGCATCACAAAGAGATGGGCGCACCTATCACTGGTTGTGAAATCGTTGAAGAAAAGATTGTTGACAAGTTCGTAACACAGGCTATGATTGATAAGGTGGTAGCGAAGATTACAAATGACAACGATGGCTGGTCTGCAAAGAACATTCCTCAGTTGATCAACACTGTGTACTACGACTTGATTAAAGAAGAAGCTTGGGAGTTTGTGAAGGCTCACAAGAATCCGACAATCAATTTCAAAACACTGTCGCACTACACAACCGCTAAGATTAAACAACTACGAAAGGATATCTTCTGATGAAAATAGAAGTTGAAAACATCAAAGAAAACGAGGATGGCTCTGCTGATTGCATCATCTTTGTTGATGAAGAAGCTAAAAACTTTCTCATCCGTTACGCTCTCATCCATTGCATGATGGAAGCTGCTGAGCTTGGTAAGAAAGCAACACCGCCAGAGGGACAAGATGAACATTGATATCTACCAGACAGAGGCAATGGCTTACCGCTTGCCAACAGCAGACGGACTATATGCCCTTCTCAATTTACTAGGTGAGGCTGGTGAAATTGCTAGCTTGGCTGCTAAGCGTAGGCGAGATGGTGGTGACATTGAAGAATACCGCAAGAACATGGCTAAAGAACTTGGCGATGTTATGTGGATGGTGGCTGCTATTGCAGCTGATTATCAAATGCCACTGTCTAAGATTTGTCAAGGAAATCTTGACAAGCTTATGTCAAGAAAACAACGGGATAAAATTCAAGGCAGCGGTGATGACCGATAGGGTATAACTGTCCTCCATCTTTTATCGGGGCTTCGGCCCCTTTTTCACCTACATGAATAGCATAATGAATACATTCCCCATCACCCTAGACCACACACGAGACAAGCTGTTTGATGAGCTTGGCTTGCAACGACTTAAAGAAAGCTACATGCGCGATGATGAGGTTAGCCCACAAGAACGCTTTGCTTTTGTATCGTCAGCATTTGCAACCGATGCTGCACACGCTCAAAGACTGTATGACTACAGCAGCCAACACTGGCTTAGCTACTCTACACCTATCCTATCTTTTGGTAGGTCTAAGCGTGGTCTGCCTATCAGTTGTTTTCTTAACTACATTGATGATAGTGCAGAAGGTCTGGTCGATAATCTGTCAGAGACTAACTGGCTGTCGATGCTAGGTGGTGGTGTTGGTATCCACATGGGTATCCGCAACAGCGATGACAAGTCTGCTGGCATCATGCCTCACTTGAAAATCTATGACGCTAGTTCATTGGCCTACAAGCAGGGCAGCACACGCCGTGGTAGCTATGCCGCATACTTGAACATCAATCATCCTGACATCATTGCCTTCCTTGAGATGCGTAAGCCAACAGGTGATCAGAATCTGCGTACATTGAACATGCATCATGGTGTGAATCTGTCTGACAAGTTCATGTCCATCATTGACGAGTGCATGAAAGACCCTGAAGCTGATGATTCCTTTGAACTGATTAACCCTTCTAACAATAAGGTTGTTGAGGTGGTGTCGGCTAAGTATCTGTGGCAAAAGATTCTTGATCTGCGTATGCAAACTGGCGAACCCTATCTTGTCTTCATTGATACAGCCAATGCTGCTGTACCACAATGGCTCAAGGACAAGGGACTCACCATCAACGGTAGCAATCTCTGCACTGAAATCTTCTTGCCAACAAGCGAGAAGCGCACAGCCGTATGCTGCTTGTCTTCTTTGAATATCGAATACTACGATGAGTGGAAACACAATGAACATTTTATCAATGATGTTATGGAAATGCTGGACAATGTACTTCAGTACTTTATCGACCATGCTCCTACTCCTATTGAGCGTGCTAAAGTCAGTGCCACTATGGAGCGTAGTGTCGGGTTGGGCGCGTTAGGCTTTCATGCCTATCTGCAAAAGAAACGCATGAGCTTTGATGGTGTGATGGCTAAGAGTGTGAACATTGAAATCTTCAAGTATGTTCAGAAGCAATGTCTCAGAGCCGATGAGCGTTTGGTTCAGCTTCGTGGACCATGCCCTGATTCCATGTTCTCTGACAAGCCACGCCGCTTCAGCCATCACATGGCAGTAGCACCTAACGCTAGCAGCAGCCTGATCATGGGCAATACATCCCCATCAATCGAGCCTTATCGCGCTAATGTATACCGTCAGGATACATTAAGTGGTGCATTCGTTCACAAGAACAGGTTCCTTGTTAAAGAGCTTGAGGCGCTTGGAATGAATGACGATGACACATGGGCATCAATCATTGGCAACGATGGCTCTGTGCAGCATCTGAATATCCCTGACATCATCAAGGAAGTGTTCCAGACAGCAATGGAGATTGATCAGCGCTGGATTATTGAGCATGCTGCTGATCGCCAGAAGTACATTGATCAGGGCCAGAGTGTGAATCTTTTCTTTCCAGCGACTGTGAGCATCAAGTATTTGCACAGCATCCACTTCATGGCATGGAAGAACGGACTGAAGAGTTTGTACTACCTGCGTAGTGAGAAGGTGAAGAAGGCTGACAAGGTTGGCTCACAGATTAAACGACAGCGGATTGAAGACGAGATTGATTTGAAACAAATTGCAGATGGTGACACCTGCTTAGCATGTGAAGGATGACTATGAATAAGAGCAACGACATTACTGAAGAGCGCATTACATTTAAACCATTCAAGTATCCGTGGGCATACGATGCTTGGTTGCAACATGAGCAGAGCCATTGGCTGCACACTGAAGTGCCAATGTCTGAGGATGTTAAAGATTACAAGAAACTGAACAAGGATGAACAGGAGTTTCTGACAAAGATATTGCGCTTCTTTGTGCAGGGTGATCTTGATATTGGTAGCGGATATCATGACCATTACATCCCTGTGTTCAAGCAACCAGAGGTGAAGATGATGTTGTCAGGCTTTGCTTCACGCGAAGCTTTGCATGTGGCAGCATACGCTCACCTGATTGAAACACTTGGCTTGCCTGAGTCTACATACAATGAGTTCTTGCAGCACAAGGAAATGGTAGAGAAGCATGAGTATGTGCAGCGTTTGGACAATGCACCGATGGCTGCAAAGATTGCCACCATCTCTGCGTTTGGTGAAGGCATGCAGCTGTTCTCCAGCTTTGTCATGCTGCTCAACTTCGCACGCAATGGCAAGCTCAAGGGATTGGGTCAGATCATTGCATGGTCCATTGTTGATGAGACACAACATGCTGAAGGCATGATTAAGGTATATCGTGAGTATGTTAAACACCACCGTGATGAAACTACACCTGAACAAATTAAAGCAATTGCTGAAGAAATGGTTCAGATTGAAGATGCTTTTATTGATCTTGCTTTTGGTATGCTTGATGTTGAGAAGCTTACCAAAGACGAAGTGAAACAATACATTCGTTACATTGCAGATCGCCGCCTTATTTCGATGGGCATGAAAGGTATCTACAAGATCAAGAAGAATCCTCTGCCTTGGGTTGATGGTATGCTTGGAACATCACATACTAACTTCTTTGAGCAGCGTGTCACAGACTACAGCAAGGGTGCTACTACTGGTACATGGGATGATGTATGGGGTAAGGCAGCATGACAGACAATGATCGTCTTAAAGAATGTGTAAAGGAGTTCTTTACATATCTAGATTATCAGGAAGAAAGTGACAGTGGTGTAATGTTTAATCCAATAACAATCTCTTGTTGCAGGGTGATGAAGATTAAACCGCTAAATAAACTTCTTGATGAAATGAAAGCATTGTCCAATAACTGACACAATAAGCCCCTATAATGGGGGCTTCATAACTCTTAGGAAATACCTTGGTAACAAAACGTAGACAGGCTCCACATCTTGAACAACAAGTTGAGGTGGTAAAGACGGATAGTAAGAAAACCAACAGCTTGCGAATCAGGCTTGATGATCTAACCACCATCCAACCTAAGACAGCAAAGCAGCGTGAGTTCTTTGATGCCTACAAGGCTGGTGATTACTTCATGTGTCTGCATGGTGTAGCTGGTACAGGTAAGAGCTACATTGCCCTGTACAAAGCCTTGGAAGAGGTGATGGACAAGAGCAACCCCTACACAAAGGTTGTTGTTGTACGCAGCGCTGTGCAAAGCCGTGAGATGGGACACTTGCCCGGCAGTGCTGATGAGAAGATGGAGACATACATCCAGCCCTATCGTCAGATTACATCGGACCTGTTCAATCGTAAGGACGCATGGGACCGATTGGTAGAGCAGGGATATGCTGAGTTCATTTCAACATCGTTCATTCGTGGAACAACATTCACCAACTCAATCTTGTTGGTCGATGAGTTTCAGAACATGAACTTTGAAGAGCTTGACACCATCATCACCCGTGTTGGACATACCAGCAAGATCATCTTCTGTGGTGATGTGCGACAGCTTGATCTGCGTAAGAAGGATGACAAGACAGGCTTGCCAAAGTTTCTGTCCATTGTCTCTCGCATGAAAGAGTTCAGTAGGTTTGAGTTTTCGATGGACGATATTGTCCGAAGCAGCTTGGTAAAGAATTACATCATTGCCAAGACAACATTCGATGACGAAGGAACAGCATGATTGTTATGAATCTCCGACAGGGTATCGGCATTGACATTGAGTTCAATGAAGATATTTGCCACATTGCTCAGACCGATGAGACTGAATATGGGTTGTTTAGTTTCAGCGGTGTCATCATACTGCTGCCATTCTGTAAGATATACATTGGCGACATGGACTATATATGTGATATGACTGAGGATGTTGTATGATTGAAGTTGCTATCAGTGCCGACATGCTTGTTGAAGCGCGAGACAAAGCAGCAGAGATGGGTAGGTTGCACAATAGCATCACTAGGGGTCAGGGAAACCTTGCTGGCTTTCTAGGTGAAGCTATTGCCCAACATGTTCTTGGTGGCACGTTAGCTAATACATACGAGTACGACTTAATAATGGGGGACGGAGCAACGGTCGATGTCAAGACTAAACTCACGAGCGTTAAACCACTAGACACCTATTCGTGTTCTGTTGCTAAGTTAAACACAAAACAAGAGTGCGACTACTATGCGTTCACTAGAATAAAGAACGACTATAGTGTCGGCTGGTTCTTAGGTGTGTGTTCTAAAAAGCGTTACTATGAAGAAGCAATCTTTATGGCTAAAGGTACAGTTGACCAAGATAATAAATATGTTGTCCGAAGTGATTGCTATAATTTAGCTATATACATGCTAGACTCTGTGATATAACTTAGACAATAGCGTTAGTTGCTGACCCATCTAACTCTACAGTGAAGCCTGTTAGGTCCATCTATGCGAAAGCACCATCTTCGGTCAGGAGGATGGGGGTGGGTCTAACAGGCTTTTTTGTTTCATAGGAATGAGTATGCTGACAAAGGTTTGTACCTGTTGCAAGATTGAGAAAAATATTGACGAATACCATAGGAGTAAGTCAGGCAAGTATGGTGTTAAAGCTGAATGTAATTTGTGTCGCAAAAAGTGGAACGAGGCTAATAGAAAGGCTAAATCGGAATATAACCGTGTCTATCAAAAAGCCAATAAGGAATCAATAAGCGCCTACTATCAAGCTAACAGAGTGGTCAAGCTTGAATATTCTCGTGCATACCGTAAAGTAAATAAAGATAAGATAGCAGAGTATGCTAGCGCCTACCAGAAAGCTAATCCGCACATCATAAATGCTATTACCGCAAAACGAAAATCGTCAAAACTGCAAGCAACACCAGCATGGGCTGACCTAAAAGCAATCAAGGGTGTGTACGAGTTAGCTGTCATCTTCAATCGCACTGGTATGAACTTGCACGTTGACCACATCGTGCCGCTTCAGAGCGACTTGGTGTGCGGCTTACATTGTGAGGCCAACTTACAGTTGTTGCCAGCTAGTGACAACATCAGCAAAGGCAATCGTCATTGGCCTGATATGTGATAGAATAGTGTTGCCAATATCGGCAAGCCTACTGAGGATATGATATGAACCACCCTAATAACCTACCAGAAAAGAAGACAGCAGTTGATGTGACTAGCATGTCTAGTAAGATCAAAGAAGTTGTC